CTTGACTTCCAATCTTCAGGAAAAGATTTTTGTAAGAAGACACCAAGATGAAAAGCAGCTCGGTTTCTCCCACCTTCAAAAATACCTAATGATAGTAAAGAACGTAAACACGGAACATAATTAGGATATAGTTCTACTGGTCCACCAATTGGTATCTTTAGAAAGTCCTTCGGTTCAACTTTGATCTTTTCGATCTCATCAATGAATTCTTGTAATGATGCTTCAACATAAGTTCCTTCTCTTTTGATGATAGCATATCTGAAAGTTTGCTCTGAATCAAAATACGGAAGATTAATGAAGTTACCAACATCCCCCCGCTCGACAAGAACCTGTTCTTGCTTTGGGAATATCTCGCACCTACCGTGCCCAAGTGCAGCAGAAATTTCTGCAGCTTTGTCTCTGAAATCACTGGCATTCATCCACTCCTTAAAAAAGAAAAATATATGTGCACCACCAGATTTACTACGGCACACGATACACGGAACATTAAATTTCTCTAGCTTATCTATTAGTTCATTATGATCTAATGGATAATTATCAATATCTAATGCACCGAATTTACATTTGTTGTCTTCATTGATTGGTATAGCACCGACTCCTTGCTTACCATCAATATGCTTTTGCATTAACTCTAATGTTAAAGGGTTTCTTACTATGTAAGATTTTGCTTTTTGTTTACCAGCCGTTCTCTGAGCAGAAACTTCTGTTTGCCCATGTGCTGATCGAAAACCCTCAAAGGCTTTCATTAATTCTTCTGCTAAATTCACTCTTCACTCCATAAAATAAGAGCCGTGACTTGGAGGAGTAGCCACGGCTCTAGTTAATTAAAACGGTATATTTTCGTCTGATGCCTTAGATGACATTTCATCGGCAGAAGCCGCAGCCATTTTAATCTCCCCTTTTCTAAAACTTTGATACATAGTTCTAGCTTCTAACATCATAGTCTCTAGTTCTTTTGTAATCTCAGTCACACGATCAATCTTATAGTTATACCAACTACCTTGATCGTTACTTTCTGCAATAGTTTTAATTGTCCATGCAGTTCCGTATAAAGGCATAGGTTTACCAGAAGGTAATCTTATACCATTCTTCATTGTGTTCCATCTACGAGACACTTTTAACTGTGTCTTTTTCATATCAAGAACGGCTGGAGAACATAGTTTAGTTTCAGGATCCATCACTTGTATTAAGTGTTGGTGTGTTCTTACTAACTCATTTCCAGATGGCAAAATCTCTGCTGCACCTTCACGAGTCGTAAGACCTATGTCTCTATCATCGGCAGATAGTTCTCTAATAAAACCACCTCCACTTGATCTTAGTGCAAACTCCAAGAACTTCTTCTCGAAGTAACACGGTACAACAAATACCCCATCTTCTGCTTTGTATACTTGTTGCGATACAGTATTAAAGATGTCGCCTTGTTCGGCACCTTGTATATACATACTGTCTTGTTTGTTTAATTGTGGAGATAATGCTTGTAGTATCCTTATAAAAGGTATTTGCATATCATCCGTTGTGAAGTTTTCAAGACCAGCTCCAGCTTCTTCTTCAAGTAATAAAGATAAATCTGATACTGCTACTTCTGTCTTTGCTTTCTGTGCTACTGCTTGGGACATTACTGACCTCCTTTTATTTTTGCACGGTTACCAACATAAATTCCAAACACATCAAAGTCTATCTCCTGATTAGATTCGATTCTGTTCTTCGCCCATGTTCTTAAAGTCATTGGATGGATGTGGGTTTTTTGGGCAGGATCTAGCCCTTGCTTTGATAAATCATCAAGCACGGCCCCCGCTACATTATCTTGACCCATTCCGAAAGAGACAACAACTTCGTTCTTAATTATATCGCCCTCGCCAATAGATCGTATGAAGTTAAATGCTTCATCCTTTCTATCTTCAGGAATACGAGCCGATACAAATTTGTCTATTGAAACTTTGTTGCCGTCTACTGTCAGACTTTGTACACCAAGCTCTTCCATTAGTGAGGGAATATCTTCCTCATCAATGGTTCGCTTTCTGTACTGTAAGTCTTTCAGATACTTCTCGGCTTCCTTGACTTGTTTATCAAGGTCTACCGTTTGTCTTATTAATGAAGAAAGTTTTTTAGTACCTTCTTCTCCAACCTTATCAAATGCTTGAGGGTTGGCAGCTTCTTCTTCGAACAGTGAAAACACATCACTCATACTTCTCTCCTTCTTCGTTAAAGTTTATACCCTTCGGTATTGGAATTAGGTTTTACCCTCTTACTTGTAGTTTGTCAATTTGTTTAGTTATACTTCTTTTAAATAAATATTCTTGTTTAGTTAAAAAAGATATCTGTCCACCTATTGACCTATCGCTCTCTTCCGAGAGTTCTTTTAGCATATTCCAAGTTTTAATTGGTACTGCTACTGATTTCCATTTTTCTGAATCCATCTTATTCTCCTTCCGAGAACCACTCTTTTACTTCAGTTAATTTGAACAAAGGTTCTCTTCCCGAGGACTTTAAAGGCTCAGGGAAATTCCTATCTTTTATCCAAAGTTTTAATGTATCTCTTGACACCCCAATCTCTGAACATATTTTTTTTCTTGAAATTACATTTAGACTAGATTGTATGTTTTCCATTTTATTATACCTCGTCCCAATCAGTTGCACCTAAAGATCCTTGTATTGTTGTCATACATAAAGGATCTTCATGGTACTTATCTTTAGGTGTCCAAGATCTAACTTGGATTTCTAAGTCCCCGTTTGTCCAATCATCGGCTTGATTAATTGAAAGATGAAACCCTTTGTAATCGAATGAAACTTCTTCTCCGTCATCTACAACATTTTTTATTAAAAATGATTTTATATTATTGCTCATTATTGGCTCCCTAAACTTTGTGAATATCAGATCAGTGTTAACAAAACTAAAGGAGAACTTTAATGCACTGATCTGATACCTATTATATATGCCTATCGTTTAATATAATGTCAAATAAATTCTTATTTATTTTTATATTATAATTTTATTTAGTATATCCCTTGATTCTTCTATGCTTTTTCCCAAAGAATATTTCCATGATCTTTGTGTTATTTCTTCATCTCTTCTAAATGTATCGACATGCAGTTTCTTGGTTTTAATTGTTGAAACTTTACTTACAGGTAGAAATTGTATTTTTCTTTCTTCAAGAGCAACAAGTGCTATTATGTCGCAGTCTTCTTTAGTGTAAGATCTTTTCTCCCCTCCTTTACTAATAGAAAAGTTGTAACAGTTTCTATCAATATAGGTACAGGTCTTTACTTCTACTCGTTGTGCTACATGAACACCATCCCCTTTAATAACGACAACATCCGTACCATCTTGCTTAACCAGATCACATTCCATACCCATCATTGTTAGTTCAAATGCCGTATAAAGTTCTCCAGCTGTTCCTATTAACTTCTCGCCTCTCCTTATACTTTTAGCCATTCCAATACTTCCTCCCCTAATGTTTTTCCTGCTAACTTGTCTTTGTGTAGCAGTGTTTTTACAATATGTGTATCAATTGTATTTGGGCAAATTAAATCAACATAAAGCACGGATTCATTTTGACCTATTCTATGACACCGATCCTCGGATTGTCTTCTTGACTCAAAGTTAAAATCATTAGAGTAGTAAATTACATTTGTTGCAGCATGTAGTGTTATTCCTCGTCCACCTGTTTGTGTGTTGCTTACAAAAAACCTAGTCCCAGAATCAGTTTGAAATCTTAGTATTGCCGAGTCACGATCTTCTTGGCTAGTGTCTCCATAATAAGTAACCACGGCTCCCGATCCATAGGTTTTATCTAATTCTTTTTTAATCTTTTTTATATCGTGTCTGAACCTAGACCATATAATTACTTTGCCGTCCATCTCTTCTATAACTTCCATCATCACGTTCAATCTGTTGTTTGCTAACTCAACAACTTCCCCGTCATCACTCACAAGATACCCACACAGTAGTTGTTGCAGTCTAAGTAGTCTTGTCATGACTTCGGGTGCCGTAACCATGCCACCTTCCTCTAAAAACACGACTGAAGTTTGTTTCATACTATTGTAATGATCTTTTTGTGTGGAGGTTAATTCAACTAATCGTGTTGTGTAAATCTTTGGAGGTAAATCAAGTGCTTCTTTCTTTGTTGTTCTATGTGAAAACTCTTGAAGTTTCTTGGTTAGTTCCTCTAAGTTTTTAAAACCAACCACTTGGTTGAAGCTATGACTGCCCATCTGTTGTTGTTTAACAATCGCAAACTTCCCTTGGAATGACCAATAACTATCATATCCAAGAAGAGACGTACTTAGAAAAGCACATTGAGAATATAAGTCTAAAGGAGATTGTGTTATTGGAGAACCTGTTAATATTCTTTTATATTTAGCACCAGCTCCGAATTTCATTATTGCTTTTGTTCGTTTTGCTTTTATGTTTTTAATTGTTGTTGATTCATCTATAGCAACCATGAAGTTACTTCTGTGGGTAAATGATGCAAGGTACAACGGTGCTTTCTTAGTAACAAATGATTCTACATTTATTAATAAAATTCTAAACTTATCTCTTTTAGTTGTACCGTCTGATAATCTTTTCTTCTCGTTTCTTGTTGGATTAGCTTTCCATAAATATATGTCGGGATCTATATCATCAACGAGATGTATAGGTATCTCCGAGTTCTTCCAATTCATATACACACCCTTCGGTGCAATGATTATGGCAGTATCAATCTCATTGTTTTGCCACAACCAATATATGTTATCGAGAAGAACTTTTGATTTACCACATCCCATTTCCATGAAGTAAGCATAGTTTTTTTTGTCAAAACTTTTTTGTAAAGCCTCCTCTTGATGAGCATAAGGCTTTGTTTTGTATTTAAACTGCATGTAGTCCCCTATTTGTAGTAGTCAAATGTCAGTGAAGAACTTGCCGACATGTTGTTCCTATATTTGTCCCTTAATATAGGTTCATATTCCAAGGCTCTCGGATCATCCGTGCCTCTGAAATCTGTCTCGGGTAATTCACTTTCTTCTTCCGTAGTTAAGTAAGGTCCCCAATAGCCATTCCAACTATCAAGTGAAGACCTTTGTTTTCTTTTCCAACCTTCAAGACGAGCTATCTTTTGGATCGTCTGCCCGTCCGTCCCAATCTGGTTCGAAATTGATTGTGTATCTCTCCCCACTTCCCACATCTTTTTCGCCACGGCTACGGCTAGGTGAGGGTGTCTTGGGAAAAGGGATGACGTTATCTCTATCTTTAGAGTGTATGTCTTTCTTTCCATTCTTGTTATCCATCATTCTCCTCCTCTTCCATTCCTTGCATTATTGCGAATTTTGCAGACTCGAGGTGCCAAAGCACCTCGGCTGGGTCTTTCATCGTTGTAACCATTTGAACCATTAAATCGTCTTTATTAGTTCCGACAATCACAATCTGTTCAAATTGCTCTGCAGCCATTTCGCATACCAAAGGTACGGGTTTAACTGTTCTCCTCATTTTATATGGGAAATGTATTACATTGTCACTCATTTTAATTGAGCACCTTGGCAACAATCGTCCACGATACTATGACAAAGCACACATTGTTCATGTCCATGTATGTTTACTGTTTGTAAAGTTCCTTGGCATCTAGGACATCTAGGTGCACAATGATTCTTTATATCTTCTTTCTTCCATTCGTAATCTACTTCTTTTTCCATTTGTCATTTATCTCCATTCTTAATGAGTGTGTATGCCCATTGTATTTCATTTCAGTATATTTGGAAGCCAACCTTCTTGATTGTCTTGCTTCTTCAGTCATTCCTGCTGATGCAAACTCAACTGCTTCTTCCTCAAATCTTTTTATAAGCCTATCTATAAATTTCACATTCTTCTCCTCCTATTAATTCTTCGAGTTCGTCATCACTCAATGAATCTAAATATGCCTCATCATTGAATGGATTAATAGGTTTAATTCTACGTTTCTTTGTTTTTACTACTGTTCTTACTATTTCTTTTACAATAACATTGTCTGTTAAAACTTGTTCTATTGTATTAAATCTATGATCACATGTACCACACTTACGTCTTCTCTTGATGGCAGACGTTTCTTGAGCTCTACTATCTACAACAGATGTACTGCCATTACATTTGATGCAGTTCATTCCACCAATCCTTTTCTGTATGTGTATCTAGTTCCATTGGTTGCCGATCCACGCTTGTAATGATGATGACTAGTACTAGGCGACATCATATCAACTAATGCAGATGTGCTAGTTGATATATGCTCTGTAGGTTTAGAAATATACCGTACATGATCTTGTTCCTTTATGGCTCTCGGTTCGTCCTCAAAGACCATCTCATCTTCTGATGGCTTTAAATTTTTAGCTTTTAGTTGTTTATGTATTTTTTTAATTGCACTGTTATCAGATTGTCCGTCCCCTTTACACTCTCCACATAACTTGGGCGAGGTCCGTGGTGCACGGACGTTTTTTAGTTTTGTATTACACTGATAGCAATGTGAATAATCTTCTAGTGTCATAGTTATTCCCCTTTATCCTTTTAAAATTGTTTTCCAGGCATTCAATAATTCGTCTGCGTAAATCTCCCCTCCTTCTATTTTTTTTAAATCATCACAGTTATCTGATATAACTCTTTCAACTCTGCTTATAGCTTCTTCTATAGGTATATAAACTCTTCTATCATTTTCTTGTTCTGCAAATAATGTTAAAGACATAATAAACTCCTAGGTTTCTTTTAATTCTCCTAAATTATCTTATAGAAGTCAAGTATTTTTATTTACTATAGTGTTTCTCTCATAATTTTTTGTTTTGTTTTTTTTTTTTTCAAAATAGGTGTAACAGTGTAACATTTTAACAGATACTCTGTAACTGTTGTTGTGTATAGAGTTTTCTGTTACACTTTCTGTTACACTTGTTACAGTAGAATGAGGACAAACTGAAGCCGCAAACATTTTTATTGCTTTTGAATTGAAATATTCTGAGAAAAACACTATAGTATTTTTATGGCTAAAGAAAAGTTCCTTACAAATCGTCAGAAAGAGTTCTGCAAACTTGTCTGTGAAGGTATTTACAGTAATGCAGAATGTGCTAGACGTGCAGGTTATTCTGAAGGGCAAGCAAATAAGACTGCAAGCCTTTTGTTGAATGGTCGTGATTTCCCTTTGGTTACTGATCATCTAAAAGAACTCCGTGAAATTAGAGAAAGAAAATATGGTGTCACACTTATTGGTCAACTTAGAAGACTTACTAAACTAAGTGTAGGAGCAGAAGAGGCAGGCCAATTTAGTTCTGCAATCAATGCAGAGAAGATAAGGTCTGCACTCGGAGGCTTAACTATAGATCGTAGAGAAACGACTCATCAATTAGACCAATTGTCTCGTGAAGAAATCGTAGCAAGACTATCTGAAATTAGAAAAGAACATCCGTCTGCTTTTATCGAAGGTGATTTTAAGGTGGTCGGAGAGAATAAGGGGAGGACAAAGCTCTCCGACCAAACATAAGCAATTCCTGAAATTGCTCCGTGCAGTTTCTGTTTAGCATTTAATTTCTTAATTCGTCAATGCCTAAATTAAATTGATGTTTAAGTTTCCAAAAAGCATCATCTAATTTTCTAGCATCTGATAAATAAATATCATTACAATCTCTAATCATTTCTAAAACATTAGCTAAAGTTTTATGAGTTTCTTTGATTGCATTTAATTGATCGACAGTTAAAGAATTCATAGCTTTTGTTCTTAAAGCATCTTCTTTATCTCTTTCTATTTCCCATTGATTTTTTCTACCCATTTTTCATATCCTCCAATGTGTTCATTAATGATTTTACTGCTTTTAGTCTTTCATGATATGTATCTACCAAGTCTTTATCTCTAGCCATTTCTTCCAAATGAATTATTTGCATAGTTAAGGCATTCTCAATGATATTAATATCCATCTCACTTAGATCTAAAAGATCATAAGCTTTTTCTTCTACATAATGTCTATGTATTTTTTGTATTGCTCTAGCCATTTTTCATGTCCTCCTTTAAAGCTAATCCTATTTGCATTGCTATTTGGGGAACTATTGCATTCCCTAACATCCTCAATCTTTGAGGTCTGTTTTTTTGTTCGACTGTGACTCTTGGGACTCCTCGAGGTTCGTCCATCCAATAGGATAACCCATTAGCCACTCTGTCCAATTCGCATTCAGTCTGCCGTCTCCCTCCTCTTGGAATATCTTGTGAGCCAAGTCCACTTGTCTGCCGTCCCTCAATCTCTTCTTGTAGTATTCGTGATTGCCGTTGTAACTGTGTTTCACTAATCCTGCATTCGGTGTCGGATATTTCCACTCTTTCATTCGAGGTGGTCTTAGAGTTACTCCGTTCATCATTGCTCGAGCCTCTTGTTCCGTCATCTCTCCTCTCTCCACTTTCTTTCTGAAGATCAATGTCATTCCCTCCGAGGCATGACCGAACCCCTTCGTTGTCGGTGTCGGATAATTCGTTTCGTAAAGAGCCATTGTTTTCTTGTCCACTTGCTCCCTTAGATTGCTCGGTCTTTTCCGACCCTTTCTGTGACCCTCTTGCAACTTCTTCGTCCCCTCTTCCGATCTCGGAGGTAGAGCATCCATTGTATTCGGTGTCGCCCACATTTTTACAGATGATCCAGAGT